CGTGATTCTGAAGCCAATGTCAGGATCGAAAAAGAAGGATTCAACTCCTACGTCAATGACCAGAATAAGGTCGTGGCTGGTTGGTTTTTTGGAAACCTCTTACTTGGCGGGGTAATCGGCATGACGGTTGACCTGATCACCCACAACCAAGGGAAGTACAAAGATCAGCCGATTTACGTGGAACTTGCTCCTAAGGTCGCCGTAGGTAATTAGGATAGCTTGTGAAATCACTTCTAATCCTGGCGGTACTATCACTTTCCGGATGCGCTTCGCCTCCGATCATGCTCTTTGACCGTAAAGGCGATAATGGATCAAACGCATTTAGCCGTGATTGGGCTGAATGCACGCGCTTGCACTCACCTAGCCGTGGAATGGTTCAATCATGTATGCAGGGTGAAAATTGGGAGCGTGTGTACTTCTCCCATGAACGGAAATCCCCTTCTTATTTAGATAAGGATTTTAAAGTCTGTGACTATCAGCTCATGGTCACTGGAAAACCTTACGGGTTTTCCGACCTTCGGAGCTGCTTAGCGGGAATGGGATGGAAACAAGAAAGCTGTATCACTGACCCTCGTAAATCTAGGCCCGGCTACTGCCTCTAGAGCACTGTAAATAGGCCGTAATTGGTCTGCGTTGAACAAACGCACATAGGGTATAGTAGATATAACCCATTGATTTAACTACGTCTTGACACTACGCATCGCGTGATATATATTCTATATATATGCCGGTAGTACTTACGGCGGGACGATTCAAATTCTGCATCTACTTCAAGGATCATAACCCGCCGCACGTACACGTTATGGCTGGAAATGCTGAGTGCGTGATCAACCTTCTTACTCGTGAAGTGATGGCCGTGAGGATTTTTACAAAACGCGACGTGAACCACATTCAGCGAATCTTAGTCGATCACTACGAGAAATTCTTGGAGCTATGGAATGACTACCAAAATTAAAATCGGCGAATTCAACTATGGAACTACGGATGTTCTCACTGAAGATGAGATCAACCTAGTCGGCGCTAAGGTTAGGATCAGCATGATGATTGATCTCGACCTCCAAAGTAAACTCAAAGAGATCTCCGCTACCCAGCACAAGGGCTATCAGACTCTCATTCAAGAGGTTTTGCGGGAGTACGTGCAGAAGTCCGCGCCAAAATCTCAAGAACAGCTCTTTAAAAGCGAACTAGAGCATATGAGAAATTTCGTGCGGAAATTAGTCATTCAAGAAGTCCCGGCTCAAGTGGAGCGTGCTCTTGGGAAGTCGAAAAAGAAGAAGACCGGTTAACGGAACATTTCTAACCAAATCGGTAACTGTTCCCAAAGCGCTTCCTCCATCTTCCGAATATCGGAATGGGATATCTTCATTTTATATTCCTTGTTCGCTCCATGAAGCCACTCATGAACCAGGCTTTTGAATAGCTCTACACGATCTTGGTTCAATGAAAGCGCGATCACCTTATGGGCGTCATCGCACCAGCCGTGATCATCGTCAGTTAACCGACCGTATAAGATGCAGTGATAGAGACGCCGGTTGATTGGAAGTAATGGCGGATACCTTTTAGGGCTCGGCGGTTTCACGCAGGAATAAACCTCGAACCCCACTTATCGCGTGCCCCGAATCCGGGGGTTTGAGTGGTCGCCTTTTGATGTGTGTACGAAAGGCCCTTTGACTCCATGTCTCCAGCAAACCCGGAATTGCACTCGTAAATGACCTTTCCTCGGACCATACGATAGACGCATCCGCCATGATGTGTGTGGCCGACGTGACAATTCATAAGCGTGTAATCCCGGTGATCGCCTAACTTCCCACGGTGGCCGTGAAAAACAAACGTGTCGTCATCGACTTGAAGCTCTTCACGCGGATCGTGAATGGTCGTCACACCTTCAAACGTGAAAAGCTCTTTCAGCTTTTCCGTTATCCAGTCCTCCGCCTCCGGGTATTCCTCTAACACTCGCTTCAAAGGGCGAATGTCGTGGTTTCCCATGAGTTGATAGCATTTAGAATTAGGAGAACGCTCTTTTACGTCCTTCCAAAACTGGACGTTCGCCTCTCGGGCTAGTCTCTGTTCTTCGCGGGGAGTAAAAACGTTATAGGACCTTGGGAATTTGGAATGCGAGTACATATCCCAAGCATCACCGTTCAAAATGACGTAATCGGGCTTAAACTCAGCGACGTACTCTAGAAATTTATTGATTACTCTCTGACTGCAAAAGGGCCAGTGAATGTCAGAGATAATCGCAAGCGTCGGGCGATCACGCGGCTCCTCAAAGGGGCGAGGCTTATAGTTAGCTAAATGCTTAACTAAATCCCTCTCAAATACGGAGTTATCGATCTTCCTCCGGTCGTCATACGTTTCAAGCCCGGCCGCCTGGAGAAGAGCTGCGAATTTGCCGAACTGTTTTTTGATCTGGTAGTGCGCGCCCTTAACCGTAGGCGCAAACTCCATAAGCGTTGGGGATCGGCCCAAATCTAGAGCCATCGCCTTCACAGAAGATATCAGATCGTGCTTATCCAATTGGTCCCCTTCCCTGGTTTCCAACTACTTTTCTTCACGTGCCGGGGAGACATGGGACCAATTCCCACTCCCCCCGGCCAAGACTCACAAAGCGCGGCCCACTCTTCCTCGCTTCATGAATTCTTTATTTCGAAATGGACAAAATCCTTCAGCTTCTCAAAATCTCCACCCCAGCGAAGTGCCGCGCCAAAGTGCCCGTTGATTTTCGTCATCATAACGGGGTCAAACTTCGCCACTCCATCGGGAGTGATCTCAAATAGGTCGATCGCCAATGAAGGCATTTGATTGTGTTTGGAGTTAGGCCACTTCACGTGTGACCTTCCCTCTTGAAAGGCTTCCATTTGCGCGACTTCATCCCGGTATACACAACTCGTGTGGATCGTCTGATAGGCGTCTTTCACCTGGTGGAACCATTCACGTATGGTGGGATGTGCATGAATCAGTTTCTCTTCGCACGACGGGCAAACAGGGCCTTGAACGTGCTTCATCGTTTCCCCTGATTGATGATCTTGGACAGTTCATCGATCCGAAAGCATCCAAACGCCTTCATTTCAGAAGCCTCAATCACCCTCTGAGTCCCGATCTCATCGGTACAAGCGAACTTGCCCGTTCCCATGATCGGAAGACAAGTCTCCCTAATCGTCGGACGGCTTGCGCACGAGACGCTGGATATCGCTACTAGTAGCAAGTGCATCTTTTTCATTCAGGTCTTCCTTTGCACGCAAAATTGCGTGATCAAACTGCGCCTTCCACCAGGGGTCTGAGAAGTAGAGCTTGAAGAGTCGAACGACGACTTCCCCGATAATGGGGGCTAGGAACTTCGCCAGTGTGGTCAAGCCGCATCCTTAGGAGGCTCACCGTCTTCGCCGATCGCGGGCTTTTTCACGATCTTGGCTAAGAAGTTGTAAACGCGCTTAAAGAACCCGTCAGGCTGTTCGCCAGGGATTTTTCGGGCGATCTTGTAACCAATGAGAATAGCTCCAGCCAAAGCAGCTAAAAACATCGCTCCAAGCTGCAAAATCTCCTGATAATTCGCGATCAGGTTAACGATAAATTCCTTCATATTTGGGCCTCCAGTTTAGTTAAACGTCTGTCGTGCGATTCAACGCGTTCGATAAAAGTAGCCATAGCGATATGCAGGTCATGAACGCCCTTAACGAGATAGATGAGCGCTGCGGTGATCATGGGAGCGCAAACACCTGCTATGATTTCTAATGCGAGCGTGTTCATTTTGATGCGACCCGTTTTTTACCTTTCCGGTCATCTGCGACCGATACTCCGAGTTGCTTAGGTTGATTGAAAATACGCGCTCCAGCGGAGCCAAGTCCGGCAGGATCTTTCGCTAGCAACCCCGTTACCTTTTCGACCGTTCCAGTGACTGGAGAAGGAAGATTTGAAATCAGACCGCCCACCTTATTGGCAGCCGTAGCAGCAACTGGTCGCCCATAGAGCCTCGCTCCTCGCGCCGCCATTCCCGCGCCAGCCCCTATCAGCCCGGCCTTCAGTAATCCTTCCGGACTAGTGTCGCCACCAGATCCAATTACAGCCCCACCCATACCGGTGATGCGATCACCAAGGGTGAACATCCGATTTGCACCCTCTCTCGCTACCCGATCACTGGCCATCGAGTTAATTTCACGAAGATTGCCGTATCGCCTGTTCAGCTTAATGAGTTCTTTTTTGAGCGATGGGTCTCCAAGCATGTTGCCGGTCGTTTCAACTAGTCCGTTGAGTCGCTCCCGGAGAAACCGCCGCATTTGGAGATAGCCCTGCTGTACCGCAGGGAGGTCACCAGCCCGCTTAGAATGATTAATCAGAGTATCTAACTCACCGATAAGGTCGTTCACGTAACGAACGTCCCCGAGCTTATTTGGATCTTTAATTAGGTCCTTCACCACGCCGATCATGGCGTCATCGTACTTATCGACGCCCACGGTGGGACGGATCTTAGGGTCAAGAGCTGCGTCTAATAATTCGCCCGCAAATTTTTGAGGATTTACTTGAATGGTGAAATTTGCATTTACCTTGTCGTAAATCTTTCCGATCTTGTCCCCAACCGTTGTAACTAGCTCCTTGCTCTTAGCTGCTACGTCGTCAAACGTCATTCCCGGCTTAGTGAGACCGGAATCAATCATCTCTTGCCCTACTTCGGCGACGCGACCCTTACCGAACGCTCGCCGAAAGTCCTTAAGCATTGCGCCGGACGATTTGAACGCTGAAAACTGGGAAGATTCTTTGAGCCTTCCTGGAAGGTTTTTTAGTGCAGTAGCGCCCTTTCTAATCCCCTCGGTTCCCACTTGTGTAAGGCCGCCGAGAACAGCGCCGGTTTTCGCGTTTTTCTTCCTGGCTTCGAGCTGCACTGGATCTATTACACCCTGCTCATCGCCTGGGTTCTGTACTGCACCCAGAACTGCTCCACCCGCTGCGGCTTGCGTGGTTCGACCCATGAGCCCCTGAGCAGGCTTCGCCAGTCCCGGAAGTTGAGTGAGTGCTTTTCCGTACATCGGCGCACTGGAAATGGCCCCGGCGACCTGACCGCCATAATAGGACCGTGGCATTTCTTCAGCGTATTTAGCGTGCCTCGCGATGTTTCGATCCCTGGCCGCAACATACGAGTCATCCGGTCCCTGGATCGTAAATCCTTGCGCTTCAAGCTGCTTATCAGTATCCGACTTCCCAGCGCCCGCCATGCGGGCAAGAAGACCAATCGGAGTAACGGAGGCGGGACTATCCGCGATAAAGTCCATGGCCTTCTCTGCACCGGCTTGAAGCTGCGGGAGGTATCCTGCGGCAACGCCCTGACCGAAGCCCTCAACGCCCGCCTGAACGTTTTCCTTGATATGACCCGGCTTCGCAGACGCGTAACTCTCCCACGGTTTACCGGGAGTTTGCGTTGAAGAATACTTCTCCCATGGTCCGCTCATTTCACCGGCTCCCATGATTTAGGGTTTGATGGATCTCCGCCCTTAAATCGGAACCCCATTTGAATCTCACCCACCGCCGGAAGTCCTCCAGCGTGGGCTGAATTTATGAGCCCTCCCGAGTCCCCAGGTTGCTTTATTGAAAGAAGCCCAGGAGAATCGGGCACTGGTAGGTTATTACCTAAACCAGAAACGTCCCATCCAGACTCTCTCAAGGCCGCAACGTCGGAGTTGCGCTTTTCTGCCAAAAGCCTGTCCACGATAGCGAGTTTGTTTTTAGCAACCTCAGGAGTGTCGTGAAGTTGAGGGAACATCCTGCGATACTTGTCTTCATCTTCTTTTCGTAGGACACCACCCTCCATGTACCGTCCAAACGTCTGAGATGCAGTCCGCATCTCTGCGTCGATAGTCTGCGCCTGCACATTGTAAGGATTCATAGAACCCAGGCGTCCTTGTACGGGTCCAAAGAGATCCACATTGTTTTCTATCGAGGATCTGACGGCATTGAGCATCTTTGGAATCGTATTACTTTCGTTCACAGCGAGTACTTTGTCTGGGGGGAGCTGCTTCCCGTTGAGTAATCCTTTTCGTTCGCGACGCTTATATTCGGCGTCTGCGTTATCTTTGTTAATTTCAGCTTCTACTCGGCGCTTCTTTAAGGTCCGTTCTTCGACCGCTTCAGGGGAATAACTAAGGACCCCATCCTGATCGATGATTCCCTTACTGAAGGTTTCAGCACGATACGAACGATCAGCATTACTTTGTGCTTGTTCGGCCATGCGCTTTCTAAGCTCCGCCTCTTGAGCTTCTTGACGTTTCTTGTCGTAATAGCTTCGCTCTGTACGATACGACTCGACGCCGCTTTTCAAACCTTCAGCCAAACCTAAAAGTAGTCCGCCGTTCATAATCAAAACTCCGATCTATTAGCGCCGAGTTTACCGGGCAAGCTTCCGGATTGTGCTCCGACCATCGCTCCAGGGGGGCCAGCCACAGCCGCTCCAAGAACAGCCCCGCCAATCGCACCGGCTGCGCCTAAGACGCTTCCAATAATGTTGGCTCGTGCTGCTTTTCTAGCCGCTTCCGCTTCCTTAAGCCTTCGATAGCTATTCGAAGCAGCTCCAAGCTGTTTCAGAGCGTTTGACCCGGCTTGCTGAGTCTCTGCGAAAGCGCGTTCGTGAGCTGCGGGTCTGAGTCCCGATTTCATGTTGTTGAGATCGCGATCATAGGATTTACGCGCCCGCGATTGCAGAGCTTCCGAGAGAGTCGAACTCGCTCCACCCAACTGACCATTCTGGCGAGAAAGGTCATCCATAATCGGCTGGAATGAGCGGGATTGATCAACGCCGGAAAGCGCTTCCGCTTCGAGATCCGCCCGCAACTGCTCATCGGGCTTATCCATCCTCATTCGTTGCTTAGTTATGAGTTGCTGAGTAACCGGGTCGAGTTCCGGTACTGCTCTATCGAAATTACCCATTACTTAGCCCTCAATGCGGCTTCTTTTCTTCCCGCAAGGTAGCTTCCGCCTAAAGTTCCCAGAGCGCCCGCACCAGCCGCGATCAACCCTTGATTGGCTTGGTTTTGTTGCATCTGAGCTGCGAAGGCGGAATCCGATGCGCCACCTTCCGCACCTAGAATGGACACGTCCTGGTCAATCGCGCCTGTTTCCATCGCATTTGCGCGATCTTGAAGGGCTGCATTGATCCGCATTCGATCAGCGGCGATATTCCGCATCGTATCGCCAGCGGCGGCGACTTCAGCGCCCTGCCTGAGTCCTGAATAAAGGAGCCCACGGCTATTGGCATTTGATTTGATCTGCTTCATCTGACTTGCAAGCTGCATACGTCGCTGATCCGCAGCCCGATTGCCCTGGTCCTCTTGAAATCCAGGTAACGCCTCTCGGTACTGGCTGGCCTGATCGACCATTCGACGCTGAATGTTGCGATTGTTCCCGATTGCAGCCTCTTGGCGCTTTCTTGCTGCCTCTTCGGGGTTATCCTGTGCGCCTGGGTTATTATTGTAGAGAAATTGCGCCATATAATTACCTTCCTTAGAAAACCAAGAGCTTAAGCATCGTTGCGCCTGAAGCCCTGACATAGAGTTTTGAATCAGTATTTGCTGTAGCGCCGTCGTAAACGGTTACGTTCGCTGAATTCCCAGCGATCAAGTAACCTTGAGGAGTTTTTCCTAACTTATGCTCTACAACCGTGTCCGTATCTGCTGCGGTAACGGATACAGTCACTAATGACGTTTGGCAGTTATCCGTTAGGCCGACATTCCCGTTGATCACGGCGATCATCTCGGAAAGTGTCTGGGCGAGATAAGGCCTAGCCTCGATCCAGCTCGCCACATTGTTAATGTCCTTGCTTGAAGTCATTTTCATTAGGTTGCCCTCTGAAAACGAGATTCAAACGCGTAACCGTAAACCGTGATCGGAAAACTTGCGGAAGAATGAATGACTTGAGCTTGAATGGATTTAGCGGAAAGCCCAAAGTCGATCCGGCCCTGAAATGGGTTTCGGTACATGGTGCGCGTCGCCTGGATCGTCGTTCCGTAGTTCGTCCGAAGATGAACGGAGATCGGGAGCGTGATCCCAAGGATGGGATTCGTATTGAGGTAAAACCTGCGGTACATATTCTCGGTCGTTTGACCCCTTGGGTGTTCAAACGATGGAGTCAGCATACAAGTGATCGCCCTTCCGAGATCATTAGGAAGAGTCGCGGACGCGTAGCCGAGAGTTCCGGTATAACCGCCGTAAAATGGCAATCGCTGGCCTAAAGCGCCCTTAGCCATGAACAGAACGCTTGGCTTAATACCCTCGTAAACAGTCCAAGCTTGAGCGACGTAATCATAGACGACGATCGCGTTATTCTCCGTTGATCCATCAATGGGAATAGCGAACCACAGTTCATTTCTCTGCCTGTCATGAATCGCCGTGGCCTGATCTCTCGCAGCATATAAATTCATGCGCGAGAAAATATCTTCAACCTTTGTGGAAACTACTCTTGGAGTAGCGCCGTCGTATTCCACAATTCCCTTGGTATCGAGGAACCACAGCTTATCTTCCCAGACGATCATTGCGCGATTAGAGACACATCCGTACTGATCTGTAACTTCGCGGAACAGGAAGTCTTCAGGGTCATTCCCGGTTACGCGGTGAAACGATCTTTCCTTAGCCACCACGAGAGATCCGCTATAGGCTTTCATGCCCGTTATGCGGTCGCCGTCGTTTGTCCTGAATTCGGCGTGAAATGTTGGCTCAATTCCTTCCGGTTCGCCGATCTGACTCCACCAAACGGTGGAAAGCTGCGAGGAGAATCCCGCCAAAAAAAGCTGATTGTTATAGATCTCCATGTATTTCGGAATGAGCGTGAAATAGATCGAATCCGGCTCAGCGCGTGTCGTAAGGGGCCATCCCGGATCGTTAAAGCGTGCCGCACCACTTGAAACGCTAATTCCGGGAATGATCGTTGTACCAAAGAGATCAACGCCTCCGGCACTTGACCTAAATAGCATGATCCCTGAGATCCCAAAACCACTCGGAATAGTAAGGCCGTAGTAATCAATGGAGTTCGTCGTTACTCCGTTCACGGTGATCGTGAACCCGCGCGAAACTGGTCCTACATAACCACGGTCATTGATGTAGGCATAAGCCGCGATAAATGTTCCTGTCACACCAGCGGTGAGAGATCCGCCCGCAGCCGCTGCCATTTCTAGTGCGGAAAACCCAGAAGGGAGACTGAACGCGCTTGTGTTCTGTCCGTCAAACTTAAAGAAGTCCTGACCGTTACAGGCAAAAAGCCGATCAACTAGTGTGACGAAATCAAAAATGGCGTTATTAAGGAGTCCTGACTTAAACGTCGTGAACGCGCCCTGCGTGACCGTGTATGCATTCGTATTTGCGGTGGCTACGATGTAGCTCGCGCCCGACAACCGCTCAAATTCCACGCCACCCGTGATCTTTCCTGAAACCGTAGCACCCGCATAATCCGCAGTGCCCGGCCTTTGCGTCAGAGCGCCGGGAACTGTGAAGTTGAGATTCACTAACTCGCGAAATTCAGACGGACCCGTAGCATAGGGAGACGCCTTTGAATTGCGCCCGCCTAATAGCTCATAGGTTTCTGATTTCTGCTTGTCGTAAGCCATTTACCAAATAGTCCCACCGCTGTAATCGGCAACTTCTCTCACTTCACGCGAGAGATCCTGACGACGCTCGTTCGCGTCGCTCACCATGTCTTTTTCGTAGGATCGAAGCTTTTTTTCTAAGAGTTCAGGAACACGGCCGTCCTTAATGAAGCCGTCTTCGCAAGCAAGGAGTGCGATCAGCTCGTGATAGCTTTCCGGAACGTCGGGCATGTCGGTATCGAGCGACATGTCACCGACTAGGTAGGAATAGCTCAGTCGAAGAGACAGAGCGGAATCAGGATAGGGATAAAGAACAATGCGGTTCTTCTTGATCGTGTAGGTTGATGGAGTGCCGCTTCCTGTGCCCACGAGATCTTTCTGATTCAGCGTGATTGGCGTGAGAGAGGAAATAGACTCATTCGGAGCCGTACCCGAAATGACCAGCTCGACCCGATGAATTTTTTTTATGTTCGAAGGTAAGACGTATTCATTTTGGTTAACTACGAGAGTCGTGCAGACATTCTTGACGTAGTAATTCTGGCCAGCCGCGATCAGCCGCTTTTGAACTTCTTTATGTGCGTTATTGATCCAAACGGTGACTTGGGCTTCGGTGAAATACCCGAACTCTAGGTCATCAAGCCAGCTAGCTACGAGATCTTTGAGCTGTCGGAACGTCACGAGATACCTTTCGGGGTCTTCTCGTGCAGTTCCCAGAGGCAGGATTATTGCACTTTGTAATCATAGTTTAACCGGGTTTTTTAGTCCGTACAAGTCTCCGATGAGTCTGCGTCCAGACAGTTTTCCCAGGTAGTCGTGATCGGAATTTCATCAGAAACCCAGTGTTCATCGCAGGGGAAGAGAAACCCAAAGGTTAGGAGCCCAATTCCGGCGGTCGCGAAATTGAGCCCCAAGAACCCCTGGGTTTCGAGATTGGTCCCAGAAATCACAACATCAATAGGATTCAAGCGGCACCTTTCTGGTTATGAAGGATTTGCGGGAGGTCTTCTAGCCACTGACGGGCCACTTGCTCCCAAGTCCACGAGTTGGCATCCCAAAAGACGCGCTTATAGCGTTCTTCGCTCATCGCGGTCAGAGTCTCATTTACATAAACCGCATAATCCATCTCCGTTATGCAGTCAGAATCGACTAGCGACGCCATTCCGGCTTTCGCCACTGGCCCCAAGGTATCGACGCACCCTCCGATTGCCCTCGTGATCTGGTACACACCGCAACATGCCATTTCAAGAGCGGTGATCTTGGAGGTTTCTATGAAATCGCTGGGCTGAACGCAGTAGGCAGAGCTTTTCATAAGCCTCATAAGCGCGTCCTGCTGCATGGCTCCTTCGTAAATGACCCAATCCTTTCGCTCTTCCATCATTCCCTTGAGCTTATCGTGCAGGGCCTGGTGTCCCCACTTCGGAAGATGCTCAATCCCGTAAGCCACATGAAGCTTTACGTCGGGGAATTTCTCTCTGACTCGGTCAAGAACGCGCATTGCACGGTCTAACCCACGATCCGGAGAAGAGGAGAACACGAATCGGTTGGGATCTTTCTCCCACGGCCCGTCATTAAACCGTTCGGGCTTAAGTCCATTCCGGGTTACATAGATCTTGTGCTCTGGAACCCCTTGAGTGCCCATCATGAAATTCTTATGAAACGGGGTAAGACAAAGAACTTTGTCATAGTTATCGGTCGCCTCCACGCCCTGCGTTTGAAGGTCATGCGACCAAACAACGGTTTTAGCGTCGGTGAGCTTATTGGAATGTCTCCAAGCGACGTGCAAATAGGGTTTATGCTTAGAGAAGTAATCAACCACCTGGTCGGCTTTTAGGTACTCGACCCCATCGAAGATCCCCTCTTTCTCGCGCGGGGAAAAGACCTTCACTTTCCTGCCTGAAATCTTATGGAGCCAGTAGGCCATTTCAATCAAAGCAGTCTCTGATCCACCCATTGCCTTTGATTTGGCGATCTCTGGATCAAATTCGTAAGCCGTCACTGGAGGAGTGGTAAAAACAATGTCTTCGCAGGGCTGGGCAAAGAGATAACCCTTAGTCGTGGTTTTAATACGATCCAGCTCCGTGATCAGCGTTCTATTCTCCGTATCCGGAAGGATGGAAAGGCTTTCAGCCGCCTCTTTCCTGGCGCGGTCGATATCCCCTAAGTGCGCATAAACCCTAGCTAGCTGATTCCGAGGGTAAACCGTGTAGGACGCCTCATGAGAGAAAATCGGCGAAAGTTGGCCCTTATTCAGAAGGCAGCCCTTAGCCGCATTATAATGAGGGACGGAATCGGCGAGTCTTCCCATCTTCAGGAACGTATCCCCCAGGATGCAATGGAACTCAGCCCGATTAGGTGCCAGCATCGCGCCCATATGCGCGAACTCAAGAACCTTCTCAAACTTGGTTGTCGTCATGTACGCGTAGCAAAGATATTGAATCGCTAAAATCCGGTCATGAAGCTCTAATGCCGGATCAGCTACTGCTGAAAGAAGAACAGGAATCGTGTCCTCTGTCTTTCCTGCCTCAAATAGCTCCTTCCCGTAATAGTACCGCATACGAGCGTCGAGCGGCCCTTCAGTCATCTTCTTTTCGAAGATCGAAAGATTTCTAGAACGATCTTTCTTCAGATCCTCTTCAGTCCGCTTATGACGAACAGCCCATGTGTTCACAACTTGAGCCTTGACCTCTTGATCGGGAAGAACTGGGATCACACCCTCATGGATGAAATATCTCCACTGCATCCCTCGGGATACTTTGAAAACGCGCTCGCGTGCGAAGGTGCAGATTGCATTTCCATTTGCGTCAGAAGCGTAATGGTAGGGTGCAACCCAATAGTCAGCCACCTTCATGACGTGATCTCGGAAGTGAATGAACGCTTCCTTATTTTCAAGCACGTCGTCGCCATCCATCCAAAAGACGAAATCGGTTGTGACCGGTTTGAAGCTTGCGTTCCTGGCTGCTGCAAAGTCATCGCACCATTCAAAGTGGTGAACCTTCGCGCCGTAACTTTCTGCAATTTTCACCGTGTCATCGGTTGAGCCCGTGTCGGTGATATGGATTTCATCAAAGACGCCTTGAATCGATTCAAACAACCGCGGAAGGTTTTCCGCCTCGTTTTTCACGATCATAGCTAGAGACAGAGTGGGTCTATTCAAGCCTAGAGTCGTTTTCTCAGGGGACTTCTAGGTTAAACTACCTTTTCAAGTCTTCGTTGCAGAGCTTGTATTGTTCGCTAAATCCTTTTCGGCAATGAGCGTTGACGATCCTCTTGAATAGACCTGCCACACGCCGGTTGCCTTCGTATAGGTCGCATTTCCTTCCTGGAATTCCTGGTTTCTTTTGAGATAGCCGAACACCGTTGAAGGATCAATAGAGGTTGAGCCGAAACTATCGGTCGAGAAGCCTAGTTTTTCGTCAACTGCCTGAATCGGGTCAAGCGCGTCGCAAATGTACCGAACCGATGAAGCGAGCGCCGCCCCACCGTCGAGCTTAAACACGATAGGCAGCGTTGGGCTGTACTGCATCTGGTAAAGTCCGCTTCCAGCCGGTGTTTCTGTGATCCCTGGGGCCGTAAGAGCGGTCACGCCAAAGGCTGAAAAGATCACAAGCGTAGGGCTCAATCCCGTGTAGTCAGACGGGTCACCTGAACCAAATTTGAAGTAATAAGTCTTAGCCATGGTCAATCCCCAAGTGTTCTAAAACGGCTGAAAGAACGTCTTTCACCTTCTCAACTGAATTAGCGTCCTTAAGCTTTTTCATCTTATCCATGCGAGCTTTCACTTTGTCGGCTTCGCTCACTTCCTTAGCCTTCACGAGATCATGAGCGGCTTTCTTATCGTGATCAAGAACCAGCACACCGCCTTGACGCTTCCAGCCTCCCACTTCGTTCTTTTCTACTGGCAACGTCCCGTGAATTCGGTCGTCCCAATCGACTCGGCTCGGATCGTAGAAGTCCCCACCGGGTCCGACCTCTATTACCTCTTGAAGTCCGCTCGGATGAGTAACGAGTAATTTAGCCATTAGGGTAACTCCATAAGTAGCGTGACTTTCAAGAAATACCGGGTTTCATTCGTAACGGCGGGAGGAGAATTCGAAAGCATTCTCACCTGATCGCCAGGGTTTAAAACCTTCATTCCTCCGAAGCTTCCAAAGATTGAACCCGTTCCTGCGGCAATGCTCGATTGAATATGGCCTATCCCCCCTCCTTGCTCTGAATTTGGGCCTACGGCACTCTTAGAGTTCACAGTGAGCTGGGCGTTTAAGCTGTTATTTGCCGCCGAGCCACCTAAGATCGCATACATTCCACGCTTCACCGCTGTAACAATAATTCCAGTGGCATCCTGATTGTTAAAGTTATGTTGAATAAACTTACCGTTCCCCACGTCCTTGAACTTGACGGCGAACTTCACTCCGTTCGTATCGGCGGAACCGGCACCGTTAGCGCCCCAAAACCAGACTTCATGCTCGGCCTGATCGCCATTCAGTAACGTCGGATACTTCTTATAGGGATCGTCGAGGTTCAAAAGCGGCTTGATCTCATCCTTAGATGCAACGTAATCAATGGCCTGAATGACGCAACTTCCGCCCGGATTGTATTGGATCGTGTGGAATCCTTCTGATGCTACCGAATGGAGAATATTAAACGTGCAACCTACTCCAGCCCCGTCAATGGCGAGAGTTCCGCCGTTGACTGTTCCAATGATTCCCACGTCTTTCCCGTAGTAACGAAGGGTCACCGCGCTACCACTTGAGCTTGAGTACTTCACCCCACCCGCGTTGAAGCTTTCCACTTCACGCGTCCATGTACCTTTAAGATAGAGCTGATCCGCGTAAACACGCCGATGAGTCCCTAGCGCACAGATCGTGGCGTTGATCGCTCCATTCGGAGTGTAGCTGTGGTTAGTCGTTAGGGCGGCTAGCTGGCCAAAACTAATGCCCTTATCCCAATTCCATTGGTAGAGATTGATCTTAGCAATGCCCAGAGTCGCGCCTAAAGACGCGCCAGGCCCAATAGCCAGGTTGTACCAACTCTGACCAGCGTCAGTGAGAATGGTCTTACGTAAATATCCGGTTGCTCCTTCGCTCATGGACCAGGCCTCTAGTCCGTTGATGTAGAAAGTGGCGGAAAGTACACCCGCACCCGCGAACTCCACGTCAGCCGCAGCGAAATAGCCTTGGATGTTGATCCTCCCCGACGCTCCATTGAAACGAAGTGCGTTCGGGAAGTTCATCGATAGTGCGGTAATCCCAATGTTCTCACCCCATAAGCAATATCGCCCATAAGGATCAAGAACTGTGGCGCTTACACCCGCTATCTTTCCAAAATCGAGCGTAGCGACGCGTACTAGTAAGCTTGCGTTGATAGCAAAGGTGGGTCCGGTAAAAAAGTTCCTGTAAATCGCGTTTGAAATTCCAAACGGAAGGGTTGGGCTAACTGTTAACGTGTCAGTTGAAACTGATCGGACGATTCCAAAGTAATGACTCGATCCATTCGGGACTACTACGCCAGAGCCCGCAGGAAACGAAGCCCCGTGTCCAGCCGATAGAGCAAGCAAGTTCGTCCCACTTGAGCCTTGAGCGATACTTACCACAGTACTCGCCGAAAGATGGGAGGCTGCGTAGTCACCACTTGAATTTTTATAATAGACGCTCGTTCCGCCAAGGGAGGAGCCAAATGTTCCCAAAGGTAAGCTTGCACCTGCGGTGGTTACGATCTTAGATTTATTGACGTAACTCGTTCCGGGTGGCAGCTCGACGTTGGCTCCAGAGTTCTCGTAATAGACAATTACGCCAGAGATCGTGAGCGTATTGTCCTGAAGAGCGATCATCCGGTAATCGTGAAGGTCATTCGTCTCGTTTGACGTGCTGTGAAAGTAAGGAATCACCTTAGCTGGAGCACCAATAAAGTTATCCGCTCCAGTAGCCAGAGAAGCAAAATCAATGGTGGTTGTATTTGTACCGTCAGTTGCTAGCTGAGCGGTCGCTGTGGCCGAGGCGTTCGGGTAAATCAGCCACGCTAACCGACGAATTCGACCAGAGATTCCAAATCCCCCGGTGATCGTGGTAATGGATGCGGTTGGTTGTCCGCCCTTCCCACTCATCGCTACAGCGCCGAACGCATACCCAGACACGCCTGGAAAATCTTCATGAAAGATCATCCGATAAGTGGCTTGATTGTTGATCCATTTGGATCTGTCCTCAATCAAAACCATGTCCTTCAGATAGAGCGTCTTTCTGGAATATTTCGGGTTATCGTCGTTAGCGAATAGATCGCCAAGCGGATTAACCGAGGCGTTCGAAGTCAGACCCGTATTGTTGCTAGCCGGAAGGGTTAAGTCTTCGAATACGTCTTTTACGTAATCGGTCCCTTCTGTACCAGCACCCGCCGCGTTTCCAAAAAACGTGATTGATCCGCTCATAATGAAGAGTAGACGGGCGGGAAAGCTCTAGCCGCTATCACCTGGCTAGACCCATGACTCCCCCGCCCGAATCCTTTTTAGTTATCCAGCCGTGTAAGTGACGATATCCTGAGTCTTCTGAACGACAACGCTCACTACAGGGCACACAGCCGCAGTGTTCGCAGTGCCGAGACGAATCTGGATGCAATCACCCGCCATGACGTTCAAAAGGGTGCTACCGGCAGCGACCATCGAAAGCCCGAGCGTGCCCGAAAGCCCGCGAACAGGAATGATGAACGAAGCAGCAAGACCCGAGATCACCGTGGCACCTGCGCCAGCGATGAACCGGCTGATCTCAAGCGAAGAGGTCGGAGCGCCGGAAGCGCCCTGAGCCGCAACGAAAGCAGCCGAAAGAACACCAGGAAACGGGATCGGAGCCGAAAGCAGAGTTGCACCCGTTGCAACCACGCCTTGAGCTACGAGCTGGACCACTTCTTTTTGCTGAGAAGCGTCCATCGAACGGTTATTGATAGGCATTTTTATTTTCTCCTATGATCGGACATTTTCATGCCCGATGTATTGATATCGTTAGTCACCTTGGCGAATTCGGAGCGCATATCTAGGGCCTTCGCCCTAAAGTCATTTCTCCGAGCGCGTTTCTTTTCTTCCTCGACTCGATCCCTAGCGGCTTGCCTTTCAGCCCTACGCTCACTTAGAGATCGATGATCTTGATGAGAATCCATAAGTGAGAGCTTGAACCAAATTGGGTCAATCCCCCGCTCCACTGGCTTTCCATTCATTGACCAGTCGTCAGTTAGAGAAAAAACGTACTGAGGATTTGAAAGAACCGGGTCGGGCTCATCCTGAAAGTAGTCGGATGCATCAACTGTGGAGCCTTCGCGAAGAATATGAATCACTCCATCTTTCTCCCGATAGGCGTACAGCCGCCTGTCATAACGGCGAACTACTTCTGTTAGTCGCTCAACCCGGCCTCTCATATCCCCGCTTCCTTACGGTGAAATGTAGTTACGAAGAACCGCGTTAGCGTTCGGCTTTTCGCAGAAAATGTTAGCGAACAAGCGCAGACGAATTTCGAAAGCGTCAGCGTCGCTCTGAGCGATCATCTGAGATCCCGTTTCGTCAGCCCATTCGAGTTCCGAAAGAACGTATTTCTTCCAGGTTTTCGGATCGAGCATGAACACGCGTTGAGGACAATCCTTATCCGGAACCCAGGGGAGCCCCGCGTATTCCAGATAGTTCTCATCCTTATTCGAGAACGTGCCGTCACCCTTCACCTTGCCCATGTACCGCTTGTCGGAGATCAAGAGCTTTTCATAGAAACGCTCCGAATCGTAATCCGAGAAGATCGCACCGATCTTGCCGCCGCCTTTAGAACGGGCCAGGTTGTGCGCTTGCTTGAGCAAGTTCAGGTTCATCTGAGCGCCGTTAGCGTTCACGACGTTGCCCTGAAATACCGGGTAGGTCGCACGGTTGATGCCGTAAATGGCGCTTGTTCCGCCATCCAAGGTATAAAGCAGACCTTGAATTTCCTTATCCAAGCTTCCCGAACGGATCACGATATCACCCGAAGCCGCCGTCACGTTCTGATCAAGCGTCAGGGTTGCAGTCGTGGTGCCCGAGATCGCCGAGATCGTCACGCCACTAGCTTTTGCTACGCCAGCGGAGGTGTAGATATCGATGACCATTCCCACGTCCAGGAACTTCGATCCGTCTTCAGCCGACTCACGGCCAGTGACGGTGATCACGTTCGTAGCAACGGCATTAGCCGAAAGAACGGCGAGATCGCATGAGCCATCCCAGAAAAGCTGACGGTTCACGTCGTTCTTGAGATCCTCAAGACCGCGCTCCATTTCAAATTCCACAATCGAAGCAAACCCGGCCTTGTCGCCCTGGGAAGCCTTGATCATTGGGGCGGTGACACCGAAACGCAGATAGTTAAACTTGTAACCAATCGTAGCGTTCTGAGTCGTCTGAGTTCCGATAGCGGGAAGATTGCCGCCATCGGAGGTAGCGCCGATGCCGGGGTTCCTACGAACCGCGACCGAACGAACAACCTGGAGACCCGCAGCTTTTTCTTTGCCCTTTTCCATCTCGCGATAAAGCGGAATGGAGTCATTGAACTGAGCGACGACTCCGCCGCTATACCAGTTCTTGAGAAGGGCCAAGGTCGCTGCAAGGCTCGTGCTTGCAAATGCGTTAGGCATATTCATTATCCTTCAAGTTCTTGCAGAGCAAAGGCAGTTGCTTCCTTGATCGTGCGAGCTTTCCTCGGAGCTTGTCCGGGAATCCCGCCGCCAGGAGCTACGTCCTTCACCTGCTGGTTAGTTTGTTTTTGCTTTTTGACTTTCTCTGCGAAGAACTGCTCAGCGAGCTTCTGATTCTCATCGTGTACGGACTTGTAAGCGCGGTCCCAATCAGCCTCAGTAAGAACTGCGTCCGGATCATCTTTCCGAATCTCGCTCAAGCGATGCTCAAGAATATTCATCGCCAAGGCTTCGTATCGGCCTTTGACGCTGGGGTATTTCTGAGAAAACTTTTCACAATTCGAATCGACTTCCGCCTTCGCTGCCTTAGCGGTCTGATCGTTGTAATACTTCTCCACGCGCTCCAGTCGCTCGGCCACTTGAGGGTCAAGAGCTGGCTTTGCCTGGTTCTCGGCTTGAGGTTTGGCGGTTTGAGTGTCGGGAAGGATATGCGAGAGGTAGTCGTGAAACTCCTTCGGATAGACCTTCTTGAACTCAGCCGCCAACGCGGGATTACGCTTCACATTGGCCAGGTCGTAACGAAGGTTGGCGTAATACTTACGCTCCTCCGCGAGTTTCTGGGTTTTGCGCGTGTAATCCTCTTGACGTAGAATGGCGTCGCGAATTTCTTTCGCAGTCCATTCTTTCTCTTGAAGCTTTAGCTTTCGATTTTCATCGAAGGAATCGAGATCAAGGAGGTCACTCGCTTGATCCGGTTGCTCCGGAGCTGCTTCACTTGAAACTAAATCTTGTGTGGGTTCAGCGGTACCAGTACTGGCAACATCGCCTAGAGTGGGATTTTCATTTTCGAACAAACCTAGGTCCAGATCTCAGGGGACTTCTAGGGCTGTTAAAGACTACTTGCGAGACTTCATACGAGCTAGCGCATCTTGCTTAGCACGCTCGCCAAGAGACTTAGGCTTTCCTGTCTCCAATCGCTGCTTATCAAACTCAGATACGTCAGCCATCATTTCGTCATCAAGCGCTGCGGCCTCATCCAGTTCCGGTGCCTTATCTTCAAGTGGCTTATCTCCCATCATAGCCGGTTCTTCAGGCTGCGCAAGAGAGGCGTCCACGCCTTCGCCGCCTTCTTTTGGCGTGATCGTGATTTCAAGCGTGATCGCCTGACCTTTACGCCCTTTGATTGCGTCCATCATTGAATCATTCATACATTTCCTAACGGTTGTGGTTGGTTGGGAACTAATTCTTCAGAAGGTGCGTCAAGCGGTGAGCTTCCGACTTCACCTAAAGCTGCTACTTCATCTTGAGCCGCCATGACGGGCTCTAACTCTTCAGCAAGTGCGGCTTGCTGACCTTCGGGTGACTTGGCGATCAGCTCTTGAAGGCAAGCTTCCATGACTTCAAGAAGAACGCCCTTTTTCTCAGGGTCAAGTGAGTCGTATTTGTCCCCGAGACGATAGGCATTCAATTCTTGCAACCAAAGAGCGTGGTTATCGAATTCCACCATTTCAATCGGTTGGCCTTCCTCGATTGCTTTGATCACTTTCTTCGTTTGGGCCATCGTCAGCGCGTAGTCGCGCCAAATTCCATTGGTATCGCCAAATTCAATCAGTGAAAGAACTTTCTCCTTCACCTTGGGATCAGCCGGATCGCCGAGTAAGCCCATATTAAACGCGTTGAGGATTTCTTGGCGCTTCAGAGTCTTCGATCCGGGTAAAGTCGATCCTCGGATCACGTAAGCGTCCGTATTTCCCCTTAGCATCTCGCCGGAAAACTCCCTAACCGTGTAAGCGAGATCAGGACCGGCGATCTTGAGCTTTCTTTTTAGCGTATAGCCACGCTCTACTGCTTTCAGGATGAGAGATCCGATTCTCGCCCATGCGTGCTCGTGCTGTTCAGTCATAACACCGATCCGCGTGTCATCTTGCTCAGTCAAAAGCTGCATCCCAATGGCGGGAATGCTTGCGCTCGGAATCGTGCCGCGTGAAACTTCCGAGATCCCAGAAATATCGTTAAATACTTTATCTAGTCGTTCTTCCTCTTGAAAAACCCACTGAGGAAGAGATGGAACCTGCACCGCCGAAGGTCTACCGCTATCAATCGCATTAGGAACAACGTCAAATTCGATGACTTCGCTTTCACCGTTGTGCAAAGTCTCTTCGCCGAGATTCGCGCCACGCGGAACGGCGTACTTTCCAGCGACGAACTTCCGAATCCATGCGGCTTTTCTTCGCATGAGTTCGTTATATTGGTCTTGGATTGGCCTTAAATGCGTGATCACGGCCTCGGGGTAGTACTTTCCACCTACAGGAATGTCGTCAAAGCGTGCGAAAGGGATTTCACCTAGCGGGAGCGGCTTATCGCAAAGAAGAATCCCATTAGCAGCCACGATCATGCGGCCTTCCGGGTGCTCTTTTGAGGGCGCTTCATACTTAGTCAGCTCAATAGCGCAGTTTTTCATCTGCTCTTGCATTCCGCCTTGAGACTGATTGCGAGCGATAAGGCTATTGACCCGACCTTCGTACATAGCTGAGAGCAGCCACGCGTCCTCTTCCTTTATGAGATGCCCCTTCTCTGGGTAATGAAGCCTGAAATAATCCAATGGCCTGACCTTGGCCTCGATGATCCAGGTTCTTAGGGCTTCCTCGAAACTTTTAGCTTGGGGATTGGGAAATATCTCGAAGGGCGAAACGACATTTACCGCCACGTCGCCCTCGAACTCAGCTCCGCCGCCCATGTCAGGCATAAGCTCGCCTAAGCTCACATCCCAGGACACTTTCCCGTAAGCGTGACCGGCTTGCTGTACCCACATGTAGAGCGGAATGCGTTTTTCATTCAAATGCTGGCGATCCCAGATCGCGGCAAGCACTTGCGCACCAAGGCGTGCGGCCTCTTTATCTTCGTTTCCATTAGACTCGGGCCGAACATCGTATTTCGGCGGGTTCTTGCAGAGACGCGCAAGACGATTTTGGATTGTCGGTAGGATCTTATTGACGTGAACGCGGTTTCGTTTGATCGACGTTCCGGCCCGGTCTATCGATTGGAACGTGCGGGAGTTCGCATTAAAGTAAATCCCATCCATTCCACACAAATAGGCAATGTTCGTAAACCAGTTGCTTTCGTTGGCAACCCGGTTGGCAGACGCGCGTGACTCCTCTACCTTCTTTCGAACGTGAGAAGCTATTTCCTCTTCGGATTTTTCGGATTGCTCAGAAGGTGAAAACGCCTTCTTTAGTTTTTCAAGCAACCTAAGCGCCTTGAGTCTTCAGGGGACTTCAGGAGTTAGGATAAGAAGTCGAAGCGAAATCTATTCTTAGTGTACCACGGCTAAAACACGCTCGCCAAGTCCTCGTCTGGAGAAGTATCAGGCCTGATCTGAGGCTCGGTTTTTGTCTTTGGATGAGCTATCGTTGCGTACTCGGCGAAATTCCGACTCATGAGTTTATTGATGAGCTTTTGAACCGTCACATAATGCATGGCCTCTCTCGCCAAAATGAACGCAAGCAAGCCATAGACTAAAAGTTCATACTCCATCATTTCGGTTTCACCTTCGATAACGCGTTCTTCGCCTGCCTCACTACATTAGCGAAGATCACGGGGTACTGAGCCGAAAGCATTTTAAGCTCCGAATCATCCCCCCGCGAGATCGCGTCCAAGATCAGGGATCTTGCTTGCCAGTAGTCGCTCACCCAATCCCCTCCACTTTTCCCTCGGTGTCGCCGTGGAGCTTGTAATGCAAGGGCGTCGCCTGTTCAGCTTCGATCTTCTCTTTCATCCCAATGGGGTAGACCTTAATCCCGCCGTAAATAAAGAACTCATTGGGCTTTCCAGTAGATGGATTCGTTCCTAGTCCACGCAGATTGTAATGCGCAATGATCTCGGGCGTGGCTTCGACGTACTCCATCCCGTTAGCTTGAGCGTGAACGATCAGGTTCATAAACTCGCTCACTGTCATTTTTACGTCATTCACCTGGGAGTCAATCATTCCAGGATCAACGTCTTTTTTCGGGCGACCGGGTTTACGAACTTTTTGAGTGGTTTCCATTAGTCATTTTCTCCTTGGTTTTGTCGTTTGGTCATCTGATCAATCACCCAACGCTCCCAATTCTTGTCATGGGGACTATGGGGTTTGGTCAATACGTCTTTTTTCTTCACTGGATAATGCACAAGCTCTTCTAAGCTAGCTAACGCATCTAAGAGATCGTCATGCATCCCCCTAGGAAAGCTCGCTAGCTCATCTTCAAGATCCTTCAGTCCTGGGGAAAGTAAGATCCTTCCCCATTCAAACCTTGGGACTAACCCCAAGATCCGAGTTTCCTTACTGATCGCCACGCGTTTTACGCCTGTGACGGGGATCGTCTTTTGACGCTTACGCATCTCTTCGGAAAGAAGATAGAGAAGCGCCTCTTGATAAGCGACGACTTCCACTCCCAACGCTTGCACCTTGAACTGGTCGCAGATCTCAAACATCTTGGAGACGATCTCGGTTGGCGTCATCCGATAGCGATTAGCCACCCGGACATACCAGCTCCCATCGGTTGAAGCGTCAATCACGATAATTCCCGTGTAATCGTGATGGTCCTTCTGACCAATCGCAGGATCAATAAACGCGAATCGGTAAGTATCTGAGGGAAGCTGATCGTAATAGCGAATCCATTCCTTCTTAAATCGCTTCTCATCTTCCGGGATCACTTCGTTTTGATACTGGTTAGCAAAGAGATAAGAACCCATCGAACGACGGGCTTGCGCTAGGAACTCCTCCGTAAGCCTCTCGGGAAAAAGAAGACTCCCGTCATCTCGGATCGCTTTTTCGTAAACCACTGACCATTGCATGGTTATTGGAATTGGTAGCGAATGAGGACGATCCCCGATCCGCCCGCTTTACCCGTTGAGGTTCCTGTATTGTTGTTGGCAAGAACTCCACCACCGCCACCCGTATTCGCTGCACCGTCGGCAGCCGAGCCACCGCCGCCGTTAGGTGCCGTGCCATCGGGTTGACCGCCGCCGCCGCCGCCCGATGCGAACCAACCATGTGGTGATCCCGCTTCCGCTACGGCGAACTGTGAGTATTGAACCCCTGCTCCACCGTTTCCAGCCAGAGTGCTCGTGGTATCTCCGCCAGCACCGCCCGCGCCTCCTCCGCCTGCGCCGGGGAATGGGGATACGCCTCCAGCCGTGGTGTCTCCGCCTTTATTGCCTTGTCCGGATGTACCCGCAGCGCCGACGTAATTTGCGTCTCCAGATCGTCCTGCGCCACCGCCCGATCCGCCTGTTCGGGCGGTGTCTGCATCGTTCTTACCTCCACCGCCGCCACCCACAGCACTGACACCAGCGAAAGATGAAGGTGAACCGTCCCCGCCTGCGGCACTTCCAGATCCGCCTGACCCGCCTGCACCCACCACGACGGGATAGGTTTGAGCGGTTACAGCGAATGAAGCCGAGTAACGGACGCCTCCGGCTCCGCCTCCGCCTGATCCGCCTCCGCCGCCACCAGCAACAATCAAATACTCCACGTTGCCCGGCGAGGTGACGACGAAATCACCGTCCCCTGTAAACTTATGGATCTTGTAATTCCCGTCCGTCGTGACAGTTCCACCCGTCGCAGCGACAAGCGAAGCCGCGCTATTGAGATTCTTTGAACCCAGTCTCCCAAATCGTGATCTTTTAGACATGTTCGGCCCCTTGGAAATCTTCATGCAGCATAAGCCCGGCATAAGCTTGGGCGAGTGCGGGAACATCTGATTCTTTGTCGTAGGCCACCTGATATGCGAACCCCATTTTGAAAAGGGGAACAGCACCCTCCACCGCTGCGTGTGCGGAGTTGATGTAAACTCCCACGTCGCAATACGCACGGTTCGGCTCGGATCGAATGTAATCAAACCGATCGATTCGTAGGTAATTCCCTGTACGCCCGCCGTTTGTTATTTCTTTTTGAAGTGCCATTTCATTTCCTCTTTAGAACGCGATCCCACGCCATGCAGCCCCAGGGTTTCCAAGGGAATAATCCACCGTGATCGTAACGTAAGTGATACGGGCCTCTGCGAAGATGGCCTCATCCACAAAGCTATTGTTGTCGGATGTGATCCGGATGCGAACTCCAAAGTTCGAGGCAATCACATCGGCCTGAGTCAAAGTGAGCCCCCACAAGTCGGAAGCGCCGCCATAGGTGGCCGCCGCGTATGCACCTTCCGGCCAGTCGGTGCTCGTGGCTGCCTTGTCGTCCCCTTGTGCGGTGCCGCCCTTAATGAGCTGAACGTCTACGTCTCGAACATCGTAGGTCGTGTTACTGGTTTGGTTTCGGCGCTTAATCGAGACCGTGATTCCGTTGATCACGGCTCCCGTGGGAACATCGGATGACGTGAAAAAGTTGGTGAGATTGAGATCAAAAGATTGGTTAGTGCCGAATCCAAGAAAATCACTCGCGCACCCAGCATAAGACGTATCCCCGTTATCGTTAGATAGGGAATTCTGAAGGCTCGAACCGCCGACGTTCGTCCAATCCGTAGAACCCGCACCCGTCGAAACGGTAGCTACGGTTCCGGCTGTTTTTGCGGAAGTAGTTGCCACCGGGTCAGCCTTTATTGATGTACGCTGCACGCCAGCGACTCGCGGTTGAATTCCATGCCCATCCAAGCTCCATCCATGCATTGGCCGCAGTCGGCATCGTGGCGCTGGCCGATGGAACATCGGTTGTCCACTCAAACGACTTTGACGATCCCGTTGCAAAGGCAAGCGTGTTCGCTGATCCCCCTCCGGTTGCGTTCTGACGAAAGCGCATAACCAAGGGTTGGCCGTCGTATTGACCCACACCTGAATCAGCCGAGATCGTGGCATTATGCCCAAGCACAAGTGTCGTCCGGTCGGCGTTATCTGAGTTCCAACTGACGCTGGTCCCGCTGGTGAGCGCGACGCTCCTGCGTTGGATCTTTTTCTCGGTGAGCGTTGCAGTCGTGCTGTTCGTAACAATGGAATCACCCGATGACACGTTCGGAACCGCAAGGGATTGAGAAGTGGTTTGAGCCGTCGTAACGGTGAGCTTTTGGCTTGAGGAGTTACCCGACGAATTGAACTGGATCGTCTTGAGTCCTGTCGTATCGGCGATATCGTAAACGACGGTTCCGCTCCCGTCTTGAAGCCGCATCGTCCGGGTTGCGGTCGTCGGGTTCCATGAGAGTGAGCCCGTCACGCCAGCCCTGAACTGATAGGACATGGTATTTACGGTGCCGTCACCAATTGAGAATGTTCTTGCCGACGTGCCTGTTTCGTTACCGTCGATTTCTAGAACCCCGACCTCAATCACGCCTGTCGTAGCGCTTGACACCGCAACACGGGCCATTCGCTGGGAGAAGTTCGGAGCCGAGGGAGCCGTTGCCGTGAAAGTGCCAGCCACGGATTCAGACAAGTAAAGGATCGCACCCACGGAAAAGGCCGATGTATCGATATTCTCGATTCGACCTCGAATGAGGATACGTCCAGAGCCGTTATTGGCGATATCTTCCGCAGCGATTCCAGCGGCAATCGTAGATTGTGCGTTCGCCCTTGCGAGCGATACGCGCATAAGAACGGCACCGCTCACCGTGGTCACTGCACCGTTGAAATAGACGGGCGTTCCTTTAGTAATCGTCGATCCGGTGCTTTGAGCAACCATGACATAGCATTCGCGGTTAACGAATTGAACAAGCCCACCAGGCGCGACCATTCCTAAATGTGATTTTGATCCCATCGAAAACCCATACAGGCGTGTCTTCGAGGATGCCCCTGCTGAAGGGGCCGCCATATCGGTGAACTCTTGATACCCGGTGAGGATCTCGTTTGTGAATGTTGGGCTTGCGCCGGAATGAATATCTTGAGGGGTACTTAGCGCGACGGTTTGACCGGCGCCGTTGTCCGTGACCGTGATTTGATTGGCGGTACCGGCAAGTCTTCTTTCGTTGGAAAGTAGCGGTTCAGCGCTGATCGTAACAAAGCTTGCTGTGTTTGGAGCATTTCCCCCAGCTCCGATATGCGGAGGTCCAATGCTATTACTGGCGTCCGCAGTGAGCTGGGAAAGCTTTTGCTGGACTCGATAAATGATCGCCACTGGATAGGCGCTAGGTGCGTCAGTGAGAGTGTAAGCGCCGTTAGCGTCAAAAGTCGTCGCAACCACGTCACCACCCGACGTAATCGCCTGTTCAAACGTAGGGCGACTCGCCGAGACCTTGGAAACCACGGCGTCCGTCGCGCCCCCGAAGTCGTCGAGTACGATCGTGGAATTTTCAGGGAGCGTAACCGTGCCGCTTGTGCCCGAGCTAACGAGTTCAAATCTTGTGGTTCTGACATATTTATCCTCGAGGGTAACGATCCGGTTGGGATCGATACCGATGAAGCCTTCCATTTTTCCCAAAGGATATTGTCCTTAGACGTTGAGCGCCGAACGTCCGCGCATGACTACAGCCACAGCGGTTGCGCCAGTAGCGACCATGTAGACCGTGCCTGAACAATCGAGGTTCACCACTTCACCAGCACTCATCTGGTATCCACCACCCCAACCACCACCGGAAGTGACGCCGATCTCCATCGATCCGCCTGACATGTACTTCACTGAGGCTGCGATCTGTCCCGCCACAGCAGTGAGGCCAATGACAGACGAAAGCCCAATGTGAATGCGCTCACCCAGGACAGAGTTAATATCTTCAGATCTAGCCATGCTTTCCCCATTTCCGCGCAAAATGCCTGGAGGCTTCATCCATCTCGCCAGGTTTCGCTGCTTTGTAGAGCGTCTTGGTTCCGAAGTGGAACGCGAAGGCGCTGAAATTAATCAGAGTGGGGATTCCGAGTCGTTCAGCTCTTAGACAAAGATCCTCATCATTATGTCTGTATTCTAAAGCTTCATCAAGAGGGCCAGCAATTTCCCAAACCTTACGCGGAATCATCGTGCAAAAGAAGGACACCCACGGTTGCCGAACCAGCATCGGGATCGAAACTCCAAAGTTTTGAACACAATGCGTGAATCCTTCCATGTCGCTGTAGTCCATGTCGGGCTTGAGTTGCACGGTCTTGCCGTCTTCCCTGGAGGCTTGGAGGTTAATCAGAATTCTCCCGCCTATGTCTGAATTACTGAGCGGGTTCATGATGAAACCCATCTCCGGATCTTGCCACTTCACCATGTTGGCAATCATGTCCTTAGAAACGATCACGTCGTCCGAAAGGAGGAGGAAGTACTTCGATGCAGGATGGGCAAGCTTAATGCCGTGGTGGACTTTCTTAGTCGCTGTATCGAGCCGATTGTCATGAACGACAAGAACAGAGGGGGGAACTTCAGGCACCGTGTCGGTGTCACACAGGAGAATGACTTCAAATTCAATCCCTTCGCTTGCGAGTACGGATTTCAGCGCGAGATCAACGTATTTCCGATTCTCATCCAAGTGGTGTGTGAGAAGGACTGTAACGACAGGATTAGATGGCACCGCAATAATCCTCATCGTCCGGGGGAAAGATCACGTCAAGCTTAGCGTTCATGATCTTGAGTTCCCGAAGGATCTCCTCCAAGATCGCCGCTAGCTTATCGTCAGGCTTCAGTGTTCGCTTCGCAGAGCGCATAACCTCTTCCCGATTCTTCGGACCGTACCCAAATACGTCGCTCAATAGTCACCCCCATAGTCGCTCATGATCAAATAGACGATCACCACGGCGGCGAAGAGAAGCATGAGAATCATTCCCTCATCGTGAACCATTAGGCTGCACCCTTCAGTTCTGGTCCCACTTCGTTTCGGAGAATGTGCCCAATCACATCATCTTCCGCGTAACGTGTTCCGATGATCGCGTAAGTACCGTCCGGCTCTAAGATTGCAGTGTTCATCTGGTAATGCTGGATCACCTTTTGACGGCCTTCGGGGGTTTCGGAGTTATTGCCCGAGTTCATGTCGTCGCCGATGATGATGGAATAGTGCTGGCCTACTTTGACCGTCCCAATGCCACCCGCCGTGATTGATGCCTCTTTGTACGTCTTCGTGCGTTGACCAATCGTGATCTCGCCTTCGTTCCACACCTTGTCTGTCCGAAAGGGTCCGAAGATCTCAGTCAGCTTAGGGGACTCTAGGTGATACCGAATCTCGCGAAGGAAGTTCTTAGAGTTCGTATAGACCTCAGAATCGAGTAGAATTCTTTCATTCGGATTTCGCAGTAACCGCCAGATAGAGTAGGCAACCGTTCCGACAGAGCTTTTGAAAGTCCCTCGGGGCATGACAATAAGTTTTCGCCTCGTGTCGGATTCAAGCGCCTCGATCATCTTTCCATGCGTGAACCAAGTCATATGCTCGTAACCAAGCAAGTCCTTTGCGGTCCAGTAGAGTGACTTACGATAACTCTCAGCTAATAATTGCCGCATGGCCTGGATCTGCTGATCCATGTTCAGGCGCTTTAAATCGGATTGAAGCTTCTTAGGATCAATCAAGCCTGATCCCCGCGTTCTTGAGATCGCATCTCTCTAGGAGATCTTGAACCGATGCACCCTTACCGTCCGTTTGAAGGTGAATATCTAGGAGATTCCGAGAGGGGAACTTCCCCGGGCACTGAGGGCGCTTGCAGCAGCAATACCATTCTTGGAATTGTTCAGTTTCAGGCACAAGCTAGCTCCGCCATTCTTCGAGCAAATCCTTGGTAGCTGTACCGCTTACCGGCTTCAGTCTTTAACCATTGCCGCCCTTCATCGATCCGCCGTTCATGTGACCCGGCTCCAATCCAGTTCAAACAATCGGGCCACGAGTTGAAGTGTCGAAAGTTGATATAGAGGTGCTTAGGAATGATCTCGCCGATATCAGGAGCGCCGAAATAGATCGGGACCACGCCAGCCACTAGGCAATCAATAATCTTCTCGGTCACGTAACCCGGCATGGCTAAGTTCTCGAAACACACCGCGTACTTATAATTCTCAATGCAAGCGATCTTGTCTCGGATTTCAGGCGCGTAACCCTGCGGCCAGCCCTTACCGTAGAGATCCATGATCCCAAGCGCGTCCTTGAGTGTCCCAATAACCGTATAACGGTGATCTTGGAGCTGATTTTCTAGCGCAGCCTGATAGGACTTCGACCACGGGAGGACCCTGGAGCTGTAGTGCTTGTTACTAGCCACCATGACTAAAGGTCTTCGGAGGTTCCACGCCTTCGGAGTCTTAAACGTCATCTCCTCATCGAATGATGGAAATGGGATGCGCTCCCCGTGGGTGAAGGACCAGGTATGGCGGAAGAACTTCATGTCGGCTTCAATGCCGTCGTAAAAGTCAGGGACGTATAGGGGACTCTCTAAGCAGAATAGAACCGATCCTTGCGCTCCTCGCTCAATGAGTTCGCGCCCATAACTCTCTTGATCCTCTTGAATGACATGGACCATGCCAGCGGGCATTTCCCTAGCCTCTTTACCAGCAACGACTTGATGACCTCTCTCTTCGGCCATTCTGATGAAGTGGGGAATCCAAGAAGCGCCGACGAACTGAGCGCAGTAGGTTGGGTCCTTAAGTTGGGACGTGCTTGCGTCACGTAGGGATGTGCAGAGGGCTAGGATCACTTCGGAACCCCATTCATCTTGATATAGGTTTTGACGAACTCTTCGACCTTGGATTGGTCTTCGGAGACTTCTTTGACCTCGACCTCATGGCGATCACCCCACTTGAATCGGTTCTTCATATTGAAGATCCAGAGCGTGGGATTCAGGCTGCGAATCACTACGTTTCCGTCGTCGCTCTTGATCGTTTCGTTGTACATTCCGTCGCGCCCAGCCTTGGCCCAGAAACGGTACGAAAGCATGTCACCGATTTTTTTGGCGTCTGAAAACTCTGGGAATTTACTCAGCCATTCATAAATCGTGCTA